TTATTCTGGCAATCCACGCTCCGCAGACTCTTCCCCATGATCTCCGCGCGCTCCGTCCCGGTCCCCCTTTTCCCTCAGCACAGCCAGCGCTTTTTTCAAACATGCGGGGTAGGGCACACCCATCAGTCCCAGGTTTTCAAGCACGGACAGGCCCTCGTTGCCCACCAGGAACAGTACCACCGCCGTCCGGGCATAGCCGCCGCTGCCCATCAGCTCGTCCACCCGGACGGCTACCAACACCATCACAAGCTCCGCGCCTTTTTTGCACAGGCCGCGAAATCCTGCCCGGCTCTCCAGCGCGCCGCCCTCGCTCTTATCCGAGCGCCGGAACACTCCCGCCACCACCACTCCGGTGAGATAGTCCGCCGCCATGCACACTACCAGCGTCTGCATCGCCGTGTCCCAGCCTCCCAGCAGTGTGATCACGCCGCTGGCCAGCGCCGCCGCCCCGGCCATGACCGTGTTTTTGATCGTCTCAGTCATCCTTCTCCCCTTCTTCCTCCGGCGGATAGACCGCCTTCTCCAGTTCCCCCCAGGTAAACTGCTTCCCCTCCAGCACGCCCCAGGTAGGATACCACCGCTCCATCTGTGCCCAGGTGATGTACCAGTACACATACCGGATCAGCAGATGGCAGGGCAGGATATCCTCAATGATCTTCCGCATCCGCTCAAACTCGTCCGGGATGCCGGGCACCTCTGGGAAACAGACCTCTACCGTGCCCGGCTCCCCAGTCTCCGTCACCTGGGCGTTGAGTCCGCAGCCCGCCAGTGTGTCGTTCAGCGCCCCGGCGGTAAAGCTGTCTCCGCCAATGCGCAGCAGGGCCGCCAGAGCCGCCCGCCGCCGCTGGACCGTCTCGGCCACCGGCCTGCGGGCCAAAAGCTGTTCCACCGCCTCCAGCCCTGCATCCTCCGCTGTGGTCAGCAGCATCTCCCGTGCGATCCGCTCCAGTTCGGCGTCCACGCTGTCCAGCGCTTTCCCCTGGGCAGCCAGCTCACCGCTGTGCCAGCGCCCCTCCATGTCATAGACGCCCAAGGGCCGCAGCAATTCCCGCAAATAGCTCTCGTGGCTCATGTGCGGCCCTCCGCAGTGACGGTCAGTCTCCCCAGCGCGGGCAGCTCGCTGTCCCCCACCTCCACATCGGCTGCCGGGGCAGTCAGCACACAGTTGACCACGCCGTCCAGGCCAAACAGTCTGCTGGTCAGCTCCGCCCGCAGCACGTTTTTGCCCAGCCGCTCCCCGCCGAACCAGCCGCGCAGCATAGCTTCCGCCTGAGCGCGCACCTTTTCCGGATCATATCCATCGCCCACCGTCAGCGCGGCGGCCACCTCCACCGTCTTGACCGCAGGCGCCTTGACCTGGACGTCCACCGCGATCTCCCGCCGGGCCTGAAAATAGCTGGTAAGCCTCTCCAGAAGCCCGCTCTCCGGGATCCCCGCTGGGGTGGCCGCCACCACGTCCACACTTCCCACCCCTCTGGGGCGTGGGATCACTGTCACCGCCGCCACCTCCGGAAAGTTCATGGCCCCCTGCTGATAAAAAGCGGCGTTTGCGCCGTTGGGCAGCCGCCGGAAGGTCTCCAGCACCCGCTCCCGCAGCGCCTCGTCGTCTTCTTCCTCCCGTCCCCCGGCAAAGGCCTCCGGATTGGTACAGGCGAAGATTCCCACCGGGGCCACCGCCATAACCGTGACGCTGTCTGCAATCACGTTTCCGCTCTCCCCCGGCTCCACCGCCCGGGCGCGCACCTCTGTCCAGGTGCCTCCCGCAGGGATTGTCCCCTCCTCCAGCGTCTCAAACCGGACCATCCCCGCCGTCATGCACACCGTCCCTTTCGGCACCATGTGTCCCGTCTTGCTGGCCTCTCGAACGGTAAAGCGCACCACGCCCTCCGCCCGCTGGGCCTGCTGCCGGCTCACGCCCCGCAGGGCGGCGTGCTGGTCCAGGTATTCTCCCTGCGCCGTCTGGGGAAAGCACTGCCGCAGTACCCAGTCCGCCTGGACATACAGGCCATAGACCTGTGCCGCTGCCGCGTACAGGCGTACCGCCATATCTCCGCTGGTCCCGATCTCCGCGCCGGTGCGTTCCTGAAACGCTCTCCGCATCTCGCGGTAAATCTCTTCCACCGTTTTCATCTTCCCTACACCTCGATTTCCGCCGTCATTGAACGCGCCCCCTGACGCAGGCCCACCTGCAGCGCCGCGCTTCCCTGTCCGGTCTCCCGCAGCTCTACAGTCTCCACCACCAGGCCGCGCTCATCCTTTAGCGCCTCCGCCACATATTCCTTGGCCAAAGAGAGTCTCTCTCCCTCCCTGGCTCTGGGCAGCAGGTACAGTCGGCTGCCCAGCTCAGGCAAAAAGGGGAAGCTGCCTCTGCGCACGCCCAGCTTCCACAGCACCCTCTGAAGCAGCGCCTCATCCCCCTCTGACCGCCGAAACCCGCCCCGTCCGTCCGGGACATAATCTCCGTCTTTCAACGTCAGTTCAACCATCGTCTCCTCCTGTCAGCACCGGCCTGCCGTTGACCAGTACCGTACCCACCAAATTGATCACGCCGTTCCTGCTCATCAAAATGGCGCATCCCGGCGCGCTGATCTGCACCTCGCCGGGATAGAGCATTTCGCTCTGGCAAGGGGTGCCTGCCACGCAGTTTTCCTCGCCATAGACCCCCGCCTTCATCACCAACACCTGCTGGCCCTCATCGGGCCGCCAACAGTATCCGCCGGGCGCATAGACGGTCACATCCCTCAGCTCGCCCTCAGTCCGCACCGCCGCCGCCCGGCCGCTGACGGTGGTCTCCCCTACCTGGGCCTGGGCCCGCTCCGATGCCCGCTGCTTTCCCTGCTGTGAAAGCCACATTCACTTCACCTCCAGCGCCTGCAAGCGCAGCGTGGTATACCCGCCGTCCTCCTCCACACCGGTGGCTGTCTCGTACACCCGCCACCGGCCGTTTCGCCACGGCCGCTGCAATTCCAGCTCCACCACGTCTCCCGGCCATGCCTGAAACACGCCGTTGAGCCTCACCTGCGCCCACTTCCACTTCTCCGCGGACCGTTCAATCTGGTACGCGCCGCTGCACTGCATCGCCCGGTACCCGCTCTTTCTGGGCATGGTCAGCACCCGCCTGCACTGCCCGCCCGCCGCCAGAAAGGCCTCGTTTTTCACCACCTGGCTCTCGTCCTTTGCGCCCGGATTCCGCACCAGCACCTCCGACAGCACGCCGTAGCGCCGCTCGCCCCAGCGCAGCTCCAGCACGCCGGCGCGGCTGTCGATGACTTTCGCCTCTCCCCGGCCCCAGGGGGACAGGACCAGCCGCCCCTCCCGGTCAAACCGCGGCGTTATGCCGCCGTGCCGCCGGACAAAGTCGTCCAGCACCTGCCACTCGCTGCTTCCGCCTGCGATCTGAAAGCCATACACCTCCGGTATCCGGCTCCGCTCCGCCACCTGGATCCCATACGGTGCCACATGATCCCGCAGGATGTCCTCCAGCGTAGCCGCCTGGTACTGCTGTGCCGGACACTCGTTGTCCAGCAGCAGTGCAGCCATCCCCCGGCCGCTCACCGTCAGGGTGCTGCCTCCGCTCCCCGCCCGGCACTCAAACTCATCCACCACACCGGTAAAGGCCTTCTCCCTGTCCCACCACGCGTGCAGCCTGTTTCCGCGGCTCAAAATGCCGTCCGGCTCTCTTCCATCCCACAGACACTCGATTTCAAAGCTGTCGCAGGGCGTCCCTGCGGCATACTCCATCTTCCATCGCCTCACCTGAGGCAGCGCCGCCTGAGTGCCGTCATATCCGACGATCCGCGCCTCCATCATGCCACCCGCACCTTCTCTCCCGGCAAAATCAAGTTTGGATTTTTGATCTGCGGATTCAGCTGGATCAGTTCGGTCAGCTCCAACCCCCTCTGCCGTGCAATGGCCCACAAGGTATCTCCCCGAACCACTGTGTACCAACTCCTATCCGCTGTTCCGCCCGTTTGCTCAAAGCCGCCTGCGCCTTCCGCCTGACTGCTCTCCACTGCCCTCAGCGTGTCCTGATACCCATCGTAACACTCCAAAAAGACAAAACTGTACCGGACGTAGTCCGCCCTAGGCTCCTGCATCAGTTTCAGTTCGGCAAAAATGGCGTTCGCAGCCTGCCATACCGGGTGGATTAGGATGCCGCTCCCACCCTGGTAGAACACCTCGCCCAGCTTCCGGAACTCCTCATAGGCCCCTTCGCCCACGAATTCGCCCTCACCCCGCATGATCCGTCCCTTCTGTCCCAGATCCTGCAAGTGGTGCCAGCCATAGGGCACCTTCCTCTCCTGAACGTCCCGTCCCATCTCAATGGTATAGGTCCTGGGATTGTGCGGCCACACATAGTCCTTAAAGCGCATTGCCGTCAATCGCACGCCCTCACCTCCCGTTTAAAAGAGCGCAAAACTCCCGTCATACCGCCGGGCGTCCCGCTGGATTGCCCGGTCCCAGTCCTCCAGCCCCGGCCGCTCCCGGTCCTCCGCCCAGCGTTCGGAGCGGTTCCCGGGCTCTCTCCGCACCCCCCGGACATACCAGGTGGTCTCCGCCGCCCGTCTCACCGCGCCGTAAAGGCCGCCCGCCGTCTCCCACACGCGCTCCGCCGTCCGCCCGGCGGCCGCCTGTTCAGGCTGCTTTTCTGTCTCTCCCGGCTCTCCTGCGGCGGCAGCGCCCCTCGCCCTGCCCTCCGCCTCCAGCCGTCCTTCTTGCCGCCGGCCCGGCACAAGCCAACTTGGGCCTACCGCCGGTGCCTCTGGCTGATTCCATCCCTTCCGGCTCCGTTCTCCCCGGATGGCCGCCGTCTCTTCTTCGTCTCGCTGTTCCACACCGTTTCTGCGGATGCCTGCCGGCAGCATCGGTGTCTCCAGCCCGGCCCAGTCTGTCTCCTGTTCCACCCAGATCTCCGCCTGCTCTTCCAGCAGAATCTGGATTTGATCCGTCATGCTCCGCCCCCCTGGCTCAGCGCCTCGAACCGCTCCCAGTCAAAGGCCGGGTTCTCCCCGGCCCCGTCCCTGCGGCCCACCGGGGCGCCGCAGGCAGGACAGCGTCCCTCCTCCGCCTCCCTCCGGCAGGCGGGACACAGCGCGTCCAGCCGTTCTTCCTCGTCCAGCACCAGGTTCAGCGCACACCACAAATAATCCCGCGCCTTCATTTTCCAGGCCCGTTCCTCAGTGGGAAGGGCCCCAAACGTCCGGAGCACACGCCAGCGAAGACGCTCTTCCGGCGCGTGCTCCAGGCTTTTTTTAGCCGTTCCAGCTCTGCTTTTCCCTGTTCTGGCCCCGGGTTTTCCTCCCGGTCCAGTTCCGCCCACTCTCGGGCCAGCCGTCCGATCTCCTGGGCGCTCAGATTTTCCAGCACCGCCCTGCCGTCGGGATAGAGGGCCCTGCCCCCCTTTCTCAGCGCCCGGGCCAGCAGACAGGCGTTGGCGCACAGGGGCCGCTCCGCCTCCCCTTCCGCCAGTTCCTCCGCCTCCCGCCGGGCCTCCAATACCTGCGCCGCCGTCAGCAGCCACAGTTCTCTGCCGTCCTCCATCGTCCGGCACTCCCGGCCCGACCACAGCCTTGTCCACTCCCAGCCCATTACGCATCCACCTCAATGCGCTTGGCCGCCTTGATGGCCACCTTTTCCAGCACCATGTCGCCTAGCGTGCCCGTCTCGCTGATCTCGCTCCACTGGCAGCCGGAATAGATGATCTTCCTGTCCGGCTTACAGATCACAAGGCTGAACTCCTCCAAATCGAAGAAATTGATGCCGTCCCGGATGGCCTCGTCGGTGGCGTACAGCCGCGTCAGCTCAATGGTGTGCTTCCGCTGGCCGGGGATAGTAGCCACCGGCTCGTCTTCGCCGAAGGCCTCCACCACCTGGCTGCTGCGGCTGCTCCTCGCCGCATAGCTCTGCACCACTGCGATTTTCTTCCCGTCCGCCTCCAGATAAATGTCGCTGCTGGTGGGAAATCCTGTTGCCTTCATACCATTACCTCCCGTCTTGTTCACCCTCCGTCCTCACTGCCCTTCCCCGCTGCCCGGTGCCCCGGGCTCAGATCTTGATGTGCGCCGTCAGCCAGATCTGGTTCAGCCCGTGGGTCGCCGTAAACGCAAATTCCACCACACATACCGTGGGGTCTTCCCGGTCTGCCTCCACTGTCACATTGTCATACCCGGTGATGATCTCCCGCCGCAATTTGTTCTCCAGCTCCAAGATCACCCGGCTCCGGATGGCCCCCCGGCTCTGCTCGGTGTTCTTGGCCCGGCGGAACTGGATACGCAAGGCCTCCCGTACCGCAGGGATCACATCGTCCACCACCCGGATGGTAGTCAACTCTTTCCAGGTACTGTCCGCCGTCTCACCGGTCTTGGTCCGGGTGGTCACTCCCCGCACAATGGATACGATGCCGCTCATCTCCTCCAGCGGCGTCACGCCGCCCCGGATCAAAAGATCCAGCTCGTTCTCGCCGTACCGCTGTCCCAGCGGGGGGACGCCGGCCAGTTCTGCACCGCCCATAGGCACTGCGGGGTCTCTCTCCCCGGCGATTGCCCCGGCCGCCGCCGCGGCGTACTCCGGGCCGCCGGGGCCCACCAGCACCACCCGCTCGCTGTTCAGCCCGGCCGCACGGCTGGTCAGGGCCTCCACCTGCTCCGACCGGCCGCCGGACACCACCGCGATGCGCTCCCTGCGCTGGGCGCTGGCCTTGACCACGCTGTCCCGCAGTGCCTGCTGAACGCTCAGCTCCGCACTGTCACAAGTCACAACCGCCACCTGCTCCACGCCGGCCAGCGTCTCAAATGCGGCGGTATAATCCCCCTCTTCTCTCACCGGCACCGCCCACACCTGGGATGCGCCGTTTTCTAACAGCAGCTTCACCAGGGCGCACAGCCCGTCTGCCCTGCCCAGTGCGCTCTCTGCATCCTCATACCGGGCGATCTGGTACAGCGCCCCCGCCGTTCCGCCCTGGGACAATCCGGCGATGCCCACTGCGGCCCCCGCTCCGGTGCGCACCACACCGGACATGTCATAGCTGGAGTACACGCCCGGCCGCTCATGCCGCTCTCCGCTCATTTCAATTTCCCCCTTACCGTAAACTCCCGAAATTCTCCGCTCTCGCCGGCCACGGCGCACAAAAACACGGTGCACTCCGCCTCCACCTGACAGACAAAGCGGTCTTCCTCTTCCCGATAGGACACCTCGCCCCGCCGCAGCGTGCGGGGGCGCATCCACCCCCGTGCGCAGGCCAGCGCCTGACTCACCGCGTCAAACAGACTCTGGCATTCCTTTCCGCCATCGTCTCCGCCTGGAACGTACAGGTCCAGCCCCAGCGTCAGTTCCACCCGCCTGCCGTAGAGTTCGTCCCAGCTCCCGCGCTGCGCGTCATATCGCTCTCCCAGATAGTCCCACGCCGCCGCTCCGGACTCCTCCGCCTTCCGGACAGACACCGCCACCACAGGCTCCGTTCCCCGCGTCCGGTCGTCCCAGGCCGCCCGAGCCGGGATCCCCTGCTCGTTCAAATATTCCACTGCCGCCTCCCGAACCAGGCTCCATTCCGTCATGCGCCCTCCTCCCGGCCGCAGACCTCCAGCACCGCCCACCAGTGAGAGATCTCATCCCCCACCCGGACCGGCCGTGCGGTTCGGACGGAATACCGTGTCCCGTCCATCCTGATACAGCCCTTTCCCAGCCCCACCGGCGCCCCTTCCGGCGCGGCGAGGTATAAAAACCGTCCCCGATCTCTCCGCCCGGCGGCGGTGGGCACTTCCTGTCTCTTTTCCTCCAAAACCGGCTGAAGGAAGGCCTTGACCTGCCGCTCCTCGCCCTCTTCGGGACACAGGGCCACCGTCTGGCCGTACCGCCGCAGGACGCCGGCCAGCGTTCCGGCGATCTTCATTCTCCCACCCCCTGAAACGCAAACTCGTCGTCCTCCAAATAGCTTCCCATCAGTCTCAGCGCCTGGCGGCGGAGGTCGCCTCCGCCGCCGGTCCGAATGGTCAGATCTCCCGCCGAAAACTGCTCGATATTGCCCTGTCCTCTGCCGGTCTCCAGCCCGTCCAGCGCCATCCACGCCGCCGCCACTACAAAGGCGCTGCCGCACTCCTCCGGCGTCACTCCCGCCTTCAGCCTTGCCGTCAGCTCCTCCGCCGCCTGGGCACACAGCAGCTTCAGGGTCTCCTCCTCCTCTTCCGCCACGTCTCCCAGCGCCATGGCCAGCTGTCGGATGCGTTCCTCCATGCTTTAAACCTTCAGCACCTTGGCCGCGTCGTCGAACAGCTTGGCAAAGCCGCTGACGCTGGTAATGGCGGCGCGCTCCAGCTGCCGGTCAATCAGCTTGTCATACTCCACCTGCACGCCGCCGCTGCGCACCATCTCCAAAGCGCAGCGCTTGTCCAGTCCGATCAGCTTACCGCTGCCCAGGGCAGAGGTGCGCAGCAGCTTCGCCCCCAGGGGGCAGTCCAGCTTGCCGGTGCCCTGGAAATTCAGCCCGGCCATGGGGTCCTGGAATTCCTTCAGCTTCAGCAGCTTCAGCATCACGTCTCCGGAGGCCAGCAGGGTGTTCATCTCATAGGGGTCGAACTGGGCCCAAAAGTCCACCAGCTCCCCATAGGTCAGCTCCCCCGCAGTGCCGCCAATGGGCGCGGTGCCCACGATATAGACCTTTGCGGCATTGCCGTTTCCGTCGCCCTCCTCCAGCACCTGGATAGCGTCCTCCAGATGCATCCGGTTGATGTGCGCGCCTATCTGGCGCAGCATGACGGAAAACAGGTCCAGTCTCTGGCCCCTCAGCGCCTCATAGCTGGCCACCAGCATCCGGCCGCGCTTGCGCAGCTTTACCAGGTTCTCCCGGGTGCGCACGTTGGTCTGGGGGATGGCCGCACCCTCTTCTACCGCCTGCATCCCCTCCCGGCCCTCTTCGGGGGCCGCGGTAATAGAGCGGTAGTCCAGCCCCTCAAATTCTGTCACCGTGGCGGCCAGGTGGGGCAGAATATCGCTCTCCTCCATGCCCTGGCGCACACTGCGGGCCACATACTCGGGAAACAGCACCGAAGACTCTCTGCTGGCGAAAAACTTCTCCACCACGTCGCTCTCCGCGCCCTTTACCTTGATGTCAAACCGCTTCAGCTGCCGCTGAAAAGCGTCCAGTCCCTCCAGCGCCGTGCCCTTGTAGCGCTCAGAGGGGTCCTCTTTCTCCAGCACCTGGGTAAACGTCTGGCCCGCCTGGCCGTACATCCCCTTTTCCAGCTTCAGATTGTCATACTGATAACCCATACCTTTTCCTCCTTACCAAAAATAGCCTCTTCCCCGTGTTTTCCGGCCCGTTCCCGGGCCCCTTTCTCCTTCCTGTCTATTCGGGGCGCGGGCCTCCGCGCCCGTCCCCTCAGATCAAAAACGCCCCATCGCCCTGTCTGTTGCCCTGGAACTCCCTTCCGCTGGGCAGCTGGGGCTGGACGGGATAGCGCTCCGCCACCCGCTGTCCATATGCGTCCCTCAGGTTCAGCAGTTCCTTCTCCTCCAGCCGTTCCGCAATGGTCTTCATGGCCCCCTGGCTCAGCCCCGGCTCCGCCAAGGTGCCCAGGCGTACCACATCTTCCCTTAGTTTTTTCAGGTAGCGCCGCCCCATGGCGGCCTCCCGTTCCAGCCTTGCCTGGTCGCCGGTGCCTGCCGTCTTGATCACTCCGGCATTCACCTGGGCGGGCACCGCCACAAAGGACCACTCATATGCATCGCTGGCCCCCACCAGCTCGGTGCAGCACAGCTTGCCGCCGTACTTTCTCCCGTTAACATGGCCGCACCCCTCGCCGTTCCGGTCGCTTCCGCAGATGGAGCACCGCTTTTCTGCCACAGCGCAGCCTACACTGACCTCTTTCTTGATGCCTCCCTCGATCTCGGCAATCAAATCGGCGTTTTTCTCCGTCCGCATCATGTAGGCATAGCCTTTCAAATAGCAGTAGGGCTCCCCTGTCGCCGTCACCGCGCCCTCATCCTGTACCAGCTCGGTGCGGTAGATCCGGGCCACCTGCTCCCTGGCGCTCCACTGGTGGTCAAAAATGCCGCTTTTGCCCACAAACAGTCCCGCCAGTTCCCGCAGCGTCTCCACCGGGAACCGCTCTCCGTCCCGGTCCACCTCGTTGTCGCACAGCCGTACGCAGAAGGCGTATACCTCTTCCGCCTTCAGCTCCTTCCGGCTCATGGCGTTGATATGTTTCAGCTCATCCTCGCCCACCGCCAGGCTCTGGCCCACGTCTGCTCCCTTATTCAGTCTCATTCGTTCCTCCGTCCTCTCATCAAGCTCTCCCGCGCCTCTCTCCCACCTGCTCCCCACGGTCGTTCTCTCTCCTCAGCTTCCGCGCCTGCTCCCGGTACAGCTCTGCCCTGGCCTCTTCAGTCAGGTCCTGCAAATTGATGTCCTGCCAGTCCACCCTCACCCGGTCTCCGTACCCGTGCAACCTCAGCCACAGCTCACAAATCCGCTCCACCACCGGCTCCAGCGTCCTCCGGATGGCAGTGATCTCGCTGGTCATCATGTCGGCCTGCTGGGTACTCATCCGCTCAGTGGACGACCAGCTCAACCCCAGCAGGAACGGCGGGATCCCCGTTCTGGCCACCATCTGCTCCAAAATCTGCCGCACGGGCACCTGGCTGTCCAGCACCTGGTTGTCCGCACCAATCACTTTGATATCCACGTCGCCGACCGCCACAAAATCTCTCACCCGGCCCTGCTTGCCCGCCTGCATGGCGCTGGCCCACTCCCGGGCGATCTGCTCGCTGCGCTCTTTGGCATAGGCCCGATCCATCCCCTCGCCGTTTGGGCGATAGACCACGGCGAATCGGGTATTTCCCACTCTCTCCCAGTTCATTCCAATGGCCTGATAGATCTTCAGCAGTATCTCTGTCAAAAAGGGCAGACTCCTCAGCAGGCTCACCCCATAGGGGTTCCCCTCCTCAGGCTGGAACGGGGTAAACAGCAGCAGCTCCTGCCGGGGCAGTTCCCAGATTGCGCCCCCCTCGTCCCGGACGCACAGCGTCATGTCCAGCTGGCTCTCTCCTTCCCGGATCTCCACCCGGGCGGCGTCGCCGCACAGCACGGCCGCAATGTCCCTCCGGTCCCCGCTGAGCACGATCTCGCCCACCGCCCGTCCGCAGGTGAGCATTCCATCCACATACCGGTCCAAAAAGGCCTCAATGCCTCTTTGTCCCCTCCCCACATTGACCCGCCGCAAAAAGCGCTCCAGCTCCTCCTGGCCTCTGGCGTCCTCACATATCACCTTCACCCCGCCGGTCAGCCGCACGATCTTCCACAGCGCAGCGTCCAGAATGGGCACTGCCTCCCGGATGCTGCGGTACAGCTCGATCTCCCCGTTTCTCAGCGGCACATAGCCGTCCAGCACACGGAAGGGGTGCCGTCCCCCGTCCCTCAGCTGGACGGCCGCCGCCCCCACGCCATCCTTCTCTTTCTTCTCTCGCCAGCTCATTGCTTCCTCCTTCACCATCTGCTGCTCCGCTCCACGCTGACTGCGGCCCAGCTCTCCGCCGGCCCCCTCCGGTCCAGCTCTGCACAGAAATACCGGATATCGTCCATGGCATGGTCATTGCGCTTGACCACCCGGTCTCCTGCCGCGCCCTCGTCCCAGCAGTACAGCCCAAACTCCCGCACCGTGTCCCGGCACGTCCTGCAAATGACGATCCGCCCGCTTTTCAGGCACTCCGCCGTCTTCCGTATGCCGGACAACACGTCGTTCTCCGCCTTTTTCACCGAAAATCCTCTCCGCCTCAGTTCCTCGATAAAGCTGGCCGCCGACGGGTCCACAATAAGCATGCTCACCGCCCGCCCCGCTGCCAGCCGCTCCAGGGCGTCGGCGTACTCCCGGTCCGTCATCTGCCTGCCCCGCTCTCTGGAATCATAGTAAAACTCCTCCACCCGGTACCACCGCTCCCCCTGCCTGCCCCACAGTCCAAAGGACGCAGGGTTTGCAGTGCCATAGTCACAGGAGATGCGCCACTCCTCCATCTCCCCCTCCGGCGGGCTCTCCACCATCTCCCTGCTGAAAAAGTCATAGACCAGCCCCTGGGCGGCCACCCACTCTCCCAGTACGAACCGCCGGTAAAACCGCCCGGCGAACCTGCGCTTGTACCGCTCCCGTACCGCCCGGCTCAACCCCGGGTTGTCCTCCATGGTGAAGTGGAGATACAGCGCCCGCTTCTCCTCCGCGCGGCAAATCCACTCCCGGTAAAACCAGTGCTCCGGCCCCTCCGGGTTGCAGGAAAACCACAGCCTGCTCTCCTCCCCGCTGCACCGCGCGCACACCTGCTCCACAAAGGAGCGCGGCATCAGCGCCGCCTCGTCCATCAGGGCCCCGGCCAGCGTCATGCCCTGAATCCGCCCTGCGCTGCCCTCGTTCTGTCCGCCAAAGAGGTAAAAGGTGTTCTTTCTCCCCTCCAGCTCCACCTCCAGCAGCCCCTCGCTCTTCCTCTCTCTCCACCGGAATCCGGCCCGCCTCAGCCACGGCTCCAATCCGTACAGCAGATTTCTCCGCACCGCCCCGGCCGTCTTCCCGCACAGGGCGAACTGTTCCCCATCAAAGCACACCATCGCCCAGCAGAAAAAACTCAGCCCCAGGCACACCGTCTTCCCGCTGCGGGCCGCGCCGTCGCAGATAATGGCCTCCCTGTCCCGATCGCCTCCCAGCCACCAGCCCAGCACCCGCCGCTGTTTGGGAGAAAACCGCTCAATCTCCGTCCGCACCGTCTTCCACCCCGCATTTCTGAAGGGCCCTCACCAGCTCCGTAGTCTTCGAGCGGCCGTTTCTCGCTCTCAGCTCGGCCAGCCGTTCCAAAATCTTGACCCGATCCAGCAGCTTGATCTCCACGCCGCCGCTGCCGCTGCGCTTGAACTCCGTCAGGGCGTCCAGCTGCAGCCCCTCGATCTCCCCCTGATCTTCTTCCCGTAAAAAGGCCAGCCTGACCGCGTCGTTGGCCCTGCTCCGGGCCAGGCGCTTCAGCTCTTCCGCCAGTTCCTTCTCCGCTCTGTTCACCGCATTCACCTCTCACCCCAGCTCGTTCTCCCCCGCTCCGTTGCATTTGTCTGTGCACATTTCCGCTTATTTTATAAAAAACGCGCCCCGGCCGCCGTCCACCGGCCGCCGGAGCGCGCACCCTCCTGTGCTCCATATGAAAAAACGCGTCCCCCGCACCGTGGGGGACGCGCTCTATCCTCTGATTATGCCTTGTTCACCGGTTCGGGCTCCAGCACCTCCGCAGGCGCCTCAGGGATCAGCCCCAGCCGTCCCAGCAGCACGGCGGCCTGCTCTCGGCTCAGGGGCGCCCTGGGTGCAGTGCCGTCAAAGATCCCTGCGGCCACCGCCTTGTCCCAGTCCTCTTTGGCCCAGTCGGACGCCGGCATGGCCCGCTCCTCTGTGCGGGCCCGCTCCGCCGCCTGGCCGAATAGCTGGTCAAATTCCTCCTGCTCCGTCTCGCCGCTACCGTTCAGTCTGGCCTGTACATCGGCCCGGAAGGTGTCCATGCTCTTCCCGTGTTTAGGGAACCAGTGCCCCACGTCGGCATGGTTGGATGCAATGTTCATCTGATACCCCTCGGCGTGGTCCACAATCTGGGTGTTGGGATCCAGCCCGTATTTTTTGCACAGGCAGGCGGCCAGCTCCACCGCGTTTGCATACACTTTGGCAAAATAGGCGGCGTTTTTCTCCGCGTCATAGCCCACCATGGTGCCGCCGTTATAGGTGTGGCCTGCGGGCTCCAGGATCTCAAATGAGATATGGGTGTTGTTGGCGGATACGCCTCCGTCCCTGGGCACTCCCGCGTGCCAGCCCCGCCAGTTCCATGGCAGCGTCTCAGTCACCCCGTCCTCGTGGACAAATGCGTGGACGCATCGGTCCACATCCGGTCTATTCCACGTGCGCAGGAAGACGTTCACGTCCGGCTGGGCCACGCCGGGGGAGTGCACCATAATGCCCTTGGGCACAATGGTCCGCCCCGCTTTATAGCAGTCATTGTTGGTCAAAATATACTCGGTGATCTTCATGTGCTGATTCCTCCCCTCTCAGCATATGCGTCACCGACCGCTTTCGTTGCACAGCGGGGTGCATCAATCTTCTTTTTCCCTCTGTCTGGCCAGCGCCGCCTCCCGCCGCGCCAGGTCCTCCGCCATGGTGCGCCGGGGCCGGGCGTTGATCTCCTCCGCCTGCTGGACGACCCAGCTCCGCAGCTGTTCCAGCCCCTCTTCGCTGAGCGGGAAGGTCTCCCTCCGCTCGACCTGGCTGAACTCATAGGCCCACGGCCCCTCCCAGCCCTCACAGTTCAGCGCCCGGTTCTCCACATCTGGCACAACCTTATAGCGGAACCGGTCCACGCTGGCCGTCCACAAATTGTCCTCTTCAAACTGGGCCAGTACCGGCAAAAATAACTCGCTCATGGGGTCTCCTCCTGTTTGTTTGCTCTCCGCGCGCCGCTTCCGTCCGCATCGGATCATCTAATCATATCACAAACCCCCGCCGTGCGCCACAGCGGGGGTCTGATTTTCTATTCATCTGTTCTCATTCTCTGCATACCGGGACAGGAACCGCCGGGTCCGCTCCTCTCTGGGGGATTCGATCACCTGCCGGGCCTCTCCCTGCTCCACAATGACGCCCTCGTCCATAAAAATCACCTGGTCCGCCACGTCCCGCGCAAAGGCCATCTCGTGGGTGACGATAATCATGGTGGTCTTCTGGTCGGCCAGCGTCCGGATGACCCTCAGCACCTCGCCGGTAAGCTCCGGGTCCAGCGCGGAGGTGGGCTCGTCAAAACAGAGGATATCCGGCTTCATCGCCAGCGCCCGGGCGATGGCCACCCGTTGCTGCTGTCCTCCGGACAGCTGATAGGGGTAGTGCCCCGCCCGCTGGGCCAACCCCATCTGGTCCAGCAGGGCCATTCCCTTCTCCCGCAGCGCCTTCAGGTCCGCCTTGTTTCCCTCCAGCAGCCTGGGGGCCAAAATCACGTTTTCCAGGGCGGTATACTGGGGAAACAGGTTAAAATTCTGAAACACCAGCCCGAAGTGGAGCCTGCGCCTCCTCAGCTCCTCCTCTGAACACACCCCAGTGTCGTCCGCGTCAAATACCGTCTCTCCCGCCACAGTGATCACACCCTGGTCAGGCCGCTCCAAAAAGTTCAGGCAACGCAGCAGCGTGGTCTTACCGCTGCCGCTGGAGCCGATAATGGCCAGCGTCTGTCCCTGCTCCAGCTCAAAGCTGATATCCTGCAATACCTGGGTGTCTCCAAAATGCTTTTCGATGTGGCTCACGCTTAAAATAGACAT